GCCATCGTGGCCAGCGTCCAGGGTTGCCAAGTCGGGGGTGATCTTGATCTGGCCGGCTTCGACTTCGACCACGGTGCCGTCACGCGATGCGCGGACGCTATACCAGTAGTCGCCAGGCTCCCAATCGGCGGTTTCGCTTGCGGGTACCAGGAATTGATGCGCGTCGCCCACGGCCTGGGCCGTTAGGTTGATCGCACCAGGGCCGCGCAGCGCAGCGGACAGCTGCCAATCCGTCGCCGGATAGGCTGTCAGCGTTGTCGTGCGGTCGAAAGTCAGGCCCGCGGATGTTTTGGACGGAAAAATGCCGGTCACAATGCCTCACCAGTTTTGAACCCAGCCCCCTCGCTTGCGCTTCAGGCTGCCGGATTTCTTAATTGCGACAGTTTCGGCAACGGCGGCCCTTCTTTCCTCTGGCGGTTTTTCCTCGGTCATTGCTAGCGCTGGTTTTCGCTTCAGTTTTGCCGGCGGTTTCATCGGCTCAAAGGTGCCGTCAGGCATGGCCAGGCGTTCCTCGGCGCGCTTGAATGACGGGTTGGCGATCTTCAGCGCGGCCAGGGCATACACGCGGCAATCCAAGGCTTCATTTCGTGGCCGTGTTTGGTGCCATTCGCGCACCGGGAAGCCTTTAACGTAGCGCGTCATTAGTTTTTCGGCGGTCAGCTGGTTGTACCAATCGGCGCCGCGATCTTTTGGCACGTGGCAGTAGCCGGGGCCAGGTTTATCCACTGCCAGGCGGCGCATGACCGTCAATTTCGCCTCGTCGGTGCCCACCAGGAACAGATCGACCTTGCGGACGTTCTTGCCGGATCGTTTGCGGCTCGGTGCGGCGACGATCGGACGGCCCCAGCCACCCACGCCCTTGATACCGAAGATTCGGCGGCCTGTTTTGCCGCGCAACCACTCATAAGCGGCTTGGGTATTGCCGCCGGTACCGCCGGTATCGACGCAAGCGGACAGAATCGGCAGCTGGGCGCCCGATTCGTGCAACCAGGTCGACGACAGCAGTTCTTCCAGTTCTTCCCAAACGTCACCCTGCAGCGGATCGCCCCACAACACGTGGTAATCGACCGACCAGGATTCCTCGCCATGGCCCCAGGCCACGATTTCGACCTCTAGGCGGTCTTGTTGCATGTCCACGCCGGCTGTCAGCACCAGGCCGCCGGCAGGTATCGGCGCGCGGAACGATTCGGCGCGCACCATCAGGCCGTCCGGGTCGGCTTGTTCGCCCTTTTCTTCCCAGGTTTCGGCCAGCGACACATTGACGAATGTTTGCAGGTCGTCGGTGGCGATCTTGTCCAGGTAGCTTTGCACAATGTCGCGCAGCCGGCGGAACGTCGAATAAAGCTCGTTCAGGTGATAGCTGGCGTGGCCCTTGAATGGTTTCGCGCCTCGCCATTCGCCGGCACGGATCGCGGCCTTGCGTTCGCCATCATCCCAAAGCGTTCCACAGTGGCCACAGATATAACGGGCGGTACCGGGCAGTTGGTCGGCGCCGTCCTGGTCTTTGCCTTCCCAGGTCACTTGCTCCCAGGACAAAACCTGGTGGTCGCCACAATGTGGACACGGCACCCAAAAGCGGCGCTGGTCGCCGGCGTCGAATGCCTTCTCGATGTAGCTTTGCCCCTTGATCGTTGGCGTGCTGATTTCCACCAGCTTGCGCTGGTCGCCAAAGGTGGCCGCACGTTGCCACAGCAACGAAACCGGGTGGCCTTCGTCGCTGCCCTCATAACCGTCCACTTCGTCGGCAATGATTAAAGGCGCGGAACGGCCGCGCATGGTTTTGGGCGAACCCGACCAGGCGAACATCAGGAAGCCGCCAGGGTAGGACTTCATCGACGAATTGTTCACGCCGTCGCGCCCGCGGGGTTTGGCCAGGCGGTCGCGGATGGTGGGGTTGGCGTCCACCATCGGGTTGAACTTCGAATTCATCCAAACCTGAAGGTCGGATTGGCTCGGCTGCATCATCATTTGCGACACCGGCCGCATGGTGATGTGGTAGCCCTGGCCACAAAGGGCCAGCTGCGTTTTGCCAACCTGGGCGGCCCACATTAGCGTCACCCGGTAGCAATCGGGATCGACCAGCATGTCCAACGGTTCGCGCTGGTATGGGGCGTTGTCAAAGCGAATAAAACCCGGAACGGCATTGCCGACCGGGATTTTCACGTTCGTTTCTGCCCACTCGCTGGGCTTCAGATTCGGCGGCGGTCTGAAGTGTTGCTTCGCGTTGCCGAATGCGCTCGTCAGCGCGGGCGTGTTGTCAAACTGCACCATCGGCGCTGAACCCCGCCTCATCCTCTGCCGGCTCGATCAGCACGTCAGATTCCGCCAGGGCCAACAGCACCAGGTCGATCTCGCGCAGCATCACCGTTTTGAATTCGCGCTCGTCGGTCATCCCGATCAAACTTGAAACCACGCGGTCGGGAATGTTCCGCAGGTTGGTTTTAACTTCAGCGAATAGGCCCGACAGGTTGCGCTCGATCTGCGACACGCTGGCAACATCGCTCCGCGCTTTGGCTAGTTCGATTTCCGCCTGGTCTGCCTGGGCTTTGGTCAGCCGTGCCTTTTCGACGTGGTAATCAATGGGCGACGCGTCACTGCGCAGGCTGCGCTCTTGCAAGAACCGGATGTAGCCCTGAACCGCTGGCGCCAATTCATAGCGCCCGCGCTCGGCTTTCGGGATTACCCCGTCCTTGGTCAGCTGTTGCACCCGGCGATCGGACAGCATCAGCAGTTTGGCGATCGTGCTTACTGGGTAAGTCGGGTTTTTTGCTGCGGCCATTACTCACCCCCAACCGGCAGCCGTTCAGCTTGCAGCGTGTCGAAGTCTTGCCCGGTTGATTCCAGGATGGCTTTTTTGCCGGTGAATGATTGCCAGCGGCGAACGATCACGTCCACGTAGCGGCCCTGCATTTCCATCGTGTAGCAAACGCGGCCGGACTTTTCCGCGCCGATCAAGGTCGCGCCACTTCCGCCGAACGGTTCCACCACCAGGCCACCAGGGCGCAGGCTGGATTTCATTACCCGTTCCATCATGGCCACCGGCTTCGGTGTTGCGTGTCCGTAGCGTTCCTCGCCTGTCACCCGCGAAAACTCCCAAACGTCGCGCATGGGTTCGTGGGCGTTGTCAAAGTAGCTGCGGGCGCCTTGCACTTCGCTGTTGGGGCCGCCTTTGACGCGATCCCACTCGGATTTCAATTCTTTCCAGGGCTTCGCAAAGTGGCCGGGGTATTCGCTGGCCAGGTTGCGGTAGTGTTTTTCAGGTATCAGCGTGAATTGCGACTTGGTGAACCAGTGCGAATACATGCCGCAGCCACAGACGCGCTTGATTTCCGCCGGGTTTACGCCCGCGGCTTTGGCCTGGCTTTCCATGTAACCGCGCACCGGCTCCCAGGATTCGGGAAAATCGGCCGCGTTCACATTGCCCAGGAACTGGTTGCCCAGCTGGAAGAACAGGCAGCGCTCGGTTGCGATCGGGTATTGCGTCAAGTCAGGCGATGCCATGCCCGCGATGTTCTTTTTATCCCAGACGATCTCGTTGCGCAGTTCGAACTTTTCAGAATCGCCCAGGCCGCCGGCATACCAAAGGCGCCACAGGTCGGGCGCGTTGCCCCAAATATAGGCGCTGGCGTTGTCCTCAATAAAGGTGCGGAAGGTTGCCCACCATTCCATCTGGAAGCGGTCAAGGTCGGCAGCGTAAAGGTTGTCGTTGGCCACGCCGTCGCCTTCTTTGCCCATGCCGTAGGGTGGATCGGCGTGCAACAGCTGCGCGGTTTTGCCGTCCATCAGCTTTTCCACGTCCGAAATGATCGTGCTGTCGCCACACATAACGCGGTGCGGCCCCAGCTGCCACACGTCACCAGTGACCGACACCGGGTCGGGCATGGCTTCCGGGATTTCCTCGCCGTCGCCAATGCTGCCTTCTTCGGCTTCGTCCAGCAACAGGGCGGCCAATTCGTCGTCGTCAAAGCCGGTCAGCGACAGGTCGAACCCTTCGTCCTGAAGTTCGCCCAATTCCAGGGCCAACAGTTCGTCGTCCCAGCCGGCGTTCAGCGCCAGCTTGTTGCCCGCGATGATGTAGGCCCGTTTTTGGGCTTCGGTCATGTAATCAATGCGGATGGCCGGCACGGCATCCAGGCCAAGTTTCCGCGCAGCCAGTACCCGACCATGGCCGGCAATGATGCCACCCTGGGCGTCAATCAGTACCGGATTGGTGAAACCGAACTCGCGGATCGAAGCCGCAACCTGGGCCACTTGCGTTTCGGAATGCGTGCGGCTGTTCCTGGCGTAAGGGATCAGGGCGTCAAGCGCGATGTGTTCTAGGTTTTGGGCTGTTTTCTGCATTCTTTTTATTGCTTCCAGTTATGAAACGAAACGGAAAAGCTGGGGCACTCACAAATCAAACCTCGCGGCCGCCTTGCGCCCGCATGGCTCCCCCCTCTCGGAAGTACCTTTTGCCGGGGGTGGTACATGGTGGCGCCTATACCTTGAAGCGAATGCTCAAGGCATAACTCGCTACGTGTTGCCTGGTTGGGCCACCGAACGCCCCCCTGATATTCCATCCAATATTTAACTTGCCGCCCCATTTGGTCAGCTGCCATAGGCCACCCGCTTGCGCGTATTCCCCATCGTCCGTCCCAACAGCAGGCGCACTAACTACTCGACACCCGAACCCATACCCTGGGTTACGCATAAGCCACCCCACCCGGCCGGCATACTCGACAAGTGCTTGGGTTGGTAGCTTGTAGCGCCATTGCCAGTGCTCAACCTTCCAGCCGTTATCACCGAACGCGTCGTTGTCTGGTGTCTGGAACCAAGACAGGTACCACTTCAAATAAAGGCCGCGGCCAAATTCCGTGCTGTTGCTTTGCAGGCCGTCGCGTTCCTCATAGAAGAACGGGAGCGCAATAACTGGTGCAAAGATTACGGATGCAATCGTTACAGCTAACATCATCGGGGCCATTGCGGCCCATTTCAGGTATTTCATTGTTTCCCTTTTTTCATGGTTTATCTAACCGTCCCAGCCTTCATTCATTCCGTCCGGCCGTCCCGTAAATTGCGTACAACTTCCACCAGGTCGCCGTGCCTCTGCGTGCATAGGTGATACATGCGGGCCACCTCGATGTGGTTGTTCAGTAGTGCGGGCAGCTTCCCCTCTGTTACCTCTGGTAATGGATCGCAAGGAACCAGGAAGGCTTCAGGGATGACAGGCTGCAGCGTTGGAGCCACCACTGTTGGCGCTGTTCCAGTAGCACAGCCCGACAGGATCAAGCCCGCAAGAATTAAGGTCAGGGTTTGCTTTGACATACTCGGTCACCGTTCTCGTTATTGTTCGGAAGTTCTGCTCTGTTGTTGCCTGGGCCTTCAGGTGTTCACGCTCTGCGGCCAATGCTTCAGCAGCCTGGGTGTTGGCGTGCGCCACTGCGTCGGCTAATGCCTGGGCTGATACCCGGTCACGCTCTGCCAGGACGGCCTCGTAATAGGCGGTGCGCTCTGTCTTGCCGGTGTCCACCCCCTGGTAGTAGGCCCAGCACACAACGGCCAACATGACCAGGAAAGCGGCGATTGCCGGCCAATGTTTGCGGACGAACAACAAAAAAGCGCTCATGCTTCGTTCCTTGAAAGTTCGGTACCGGCCAGTAGTGGCAGCGGTGCCAGGTCAGCGGATAGGCCGTTCGGCCAGCGGTATGCGGTAGCGCGGCTGCGGGGGAATGCTTTGACGTTCACGGCGTCGCCTTGATTGCCACCCAGCACCATAAGGTTGCCGGCTTTGTCTTGGCCAACAACAAAACCCACGTGGCCACCCCCGTCGCGTGTAAACACCACAACGCACCCAT